AAGTAATCGAAAGATTAGATTATTGGAAAACACTTCCACACGACGTACTAGAAAAGTACAGCCGCGCAAAGTTCGATACGGTGAAACGTATCGTCTTCCTCTGGCGTGGCATTGAAGCGAACATTCTCGCTTCCAATCCTAATTTATTAGGGCAGCCTATTTCAGGTCTTCATATGAAGTTATGGCGTTTTATATTATGTAACGCGATCCATTCTTATGACGCAACGTCTAAGCAATGGAAAAGTATGTGTAATTATATATTGCACTACACGAACAAGGTCAACCAGGATAATTTGAATACCATACCGTTTGGCATTCCAGGTTGCAGCAGGGGCCAATTAGGACCCAGCTGGTTTGAGATGTTACCAGCACTCAAGCACATTGCTTTATGGAAAGTATTTCCAGAGCAAAAAGTACCAGCAGATGTATATCGGTCGATTGGCTATCTTATCCAATCGCGCATGATGCCTCCACCACCGATCGATTCCAAGCGATTCGATGGTGAAGTCCGAGATCTGCGCAAACAATTCTTAAAACGAATCGTATTTACGCCCAAAATGCAGGCTGAGACACTTCGCGTGTGTCAGCGTGCAGGAAATTATTTGGAAAAGTTGACATTAAATCAACGTCCTCATATTTCCTTGTCGGCCAGCGGTTGCTACGAAAGGTCTCGAGCTGAGACCGGTCGTGGAGCATACATTGCTGAATTGTTTATCAACAACTACGTCCGCCGTCTTTCGCCTATCACATCCGAACCGGAAGCGAAGACACTATGGGGCTCCCCCCTCAATTATGTAAGAGGGAGGCGTCCATATAAGACTATATGTAGGACAGACAACTTACGTGAAGATATCTGTTTCCTACGCTCCGCCTTTATAGATGAGATGGGTCCTAACGGACTCATCACAGCTGTAATGGCTGGTGAAAATGGTCAATCACCGTTGGAGGGGCCTGTCTTAGGTCTCGATGAGGCATTGCCTTATCAAATCCTTCAACTGTGTCACGAAGAAAATGTAAGAAAAGGGTGGTCAGTAGGACCAGCCTGTCATTCTTTTGAACGATGCAATTTCGATCGTGCGCTCCTTAACCGAATTCCGATGAAGCTTGTACTTCAACCGGAAGGAGCTAACAAGGTGCGGGGGCTCGCTATGGCGCCCGCTACTGTGACAGTATTTCTTCAGCCATTCGCGCATTGGATGGCTGGAACTGTTTCACAGCTTCCTTGTTTAAGGTCAGCATTCAACCGATCCTATAAGGGATGGGATCTTGCAGTTCTCCTAGCGCGGAGAACAGATAACTTTATCGAACCAAATTCTGGGTTCAGCGTTATCGACCTAACAGGCTCAACAAATGGAATCGACTGGGATTTCATACGTTGCGCATGTCGCGACTTGATCGTCCGATTTGGCGGGTCAAGTTACTCTCAAGCGTATTTATATGAAGCGCTCGAGCTTTTACTGATGAGTAGAATCATCGAAGTAAGAGTTAGACCTCAAGACACTCGGTATGAAATAATAACAACCGAATGCGGTGTCCACATGGGAGATCCTGGTTCTAAGGAAGTCCTGTGTTACATAGGAGCTCTAATCGAGCTCATGGTCTACAGCAATGTATCAAGATTGCCACCAACAATTATAGCAGGTGATGACGTCGGTTCTGTTCGAACCTATGAACGCCACCGTGCTCTGATACAGAAGCACCATGACTATGGTCATGAAATCAACCACAAGGCCCAATGGAGCAATGTGATGTGTTGGTTTTGCGAAGAAGTCTTACTTTATAGGCCCGATACCTTTAATAATGGTATCGCTCATTGGCATATAAAAGATGACACCAAGATAATTCATCTTGATGTGATTAAAATGAGACTTTTAGCACCCTTTTCCTCATCCGGGCAATTCGATATTTCAAAGAATCCCGCATACGGAAAAGGTTCTGCATTATACGATCAAATGTGTAATCTGCAGCCTCAAGAGGACGATAGAAGGAGATTCATACTCCATACATTCAATAACTGGATGTCGTCTTTCTTGAGGGAGGACCCTATAGTTTATCTGCCACGCTGTGTCGGAGGATGTAACATCCCCTGGCCTGGTAGGTTTGAAGAACTATATGACAGGCTTACCAACGGAACCGTTGATAGGCTTATAGTGAAACTCTATACGTGTTTGTCACGTACAGATGGCGAGGATGTACCTCTCCTGTTTCATGTCCTAGCACGCCGAATGTCTTCTGGCAATTCGGTGCGGGGTATCATAGATCCTATGGACCTTGAGCATATTGTGCAAACAGCATATATATCTGGCACTCAGTTTAAAGATAAGTCACGTACGTTGGACTATTTCTTGGCTGATGTTCAATCAAAGAAGAACTATCCGTGTAATTACAAGGACGCTCTTCGGCACGCTAGATCTAGCGGATATATTTCAATTGGAAATATTGCCGAATCTCTTGATCGAATAGCAACGATGCGACAAATGTTCGCAGTCGCTTCCGGCGTTTTCGGAGAATCCGAACTCGCCGCGTCAAAGCAGGAGAGAACTCCTACTCCCTGTGAAATCCTTCATGAATTCGTACATGAAGAAGTTCCACGGTGTCAACGTTTAGTTGGCGCTAGTCTAAAAGACTTCGAACTCAAGCCGGAACATATAGATACATTCAAGGCCTGGGTTCTCTCTGGATGCCCAAATTTCCAAACTGCTTTGCAGAAAGGTTGGGTACCAAAAGAAGCTTTGATCGATTCCATGAATGGAATGACGATTAAGATGCCTCCGCCGATACATAAGAGTATTAGGGGGTCGGAAGCTGACGAACACATTGATATTCAAGATGTTCCTGCCGCTCGGATTATCACTGCCAAGCGGGCTCGTCTACGTTGATTAATAAATCGGAAGACGCAAACGAAGGGAAAATTCCCGTGGTTCATATTTGAACCGCAACTCGGGGCCGGAGCCTCGAGCTAATTAGATAAATTTATCTTTT